CTGGACTACATCAAAGCCCGGTACGGCGGCCCGAAGCGGGCGTGGGCGCACTTCCAGCAGAAGAACTGGTACTGACAATGGCGATCACTCTGGGCCTGGTCGAGGCCGTCGACGACAACGGCGTGTACGTGTCGATGCCGGGATCTCGTGGTGCGCTGCGCGGCCCGTACCGGGGTCTGTCAACGGTGGACGCTGGTATGCGGGTTCTCCTGGCGACGACCGATGACGGCGAGACTGTTGTTGTCGGCCCGATGGGCGGCGGCCTGGGCGTCTACAACGTGTGTGCGTTCGGGGCTGTGGGCGACGGCGAGACTGACGATTCCGACGCGATTCAATCCGCTATCGACGCGTGTCTGGCCGCAGGTGGCGGCACCGTGTACATCCCGCCGGGCCGGTTCAAGATCGACACCACTCTGAACCTGACCAACATTCACCCGGAGTGGGACGAGGACTCGGGAGTTTCGATCGCGATCCGCGGCGCAGGGATCCACGCCACCTACCTGGTGGGTGGCGAACCGGACTACGGTTTCATGGAGCTGGTCGGATCGAACCGGGTGAGGGTAGCCGACATGGCGATGGTGACTGGCACCGGTCACACGCTGCAGTACGGGATCCTGTCGGGGAGGGCCGATGGGGATGCGAGTTCCGGTGAGCATTGCTTCGAGAACATCATCATCCACGGCGAGTTCACGCTGGCGGCGATCTTCGCACTGGCGTCGGAGGAATGCCGGTACGAGAACTGCAAGGTGTACACCCGCGCGTACGGGCATGGGATAGTCCTCGCGATCGACCTCGACGGGTGGACCGACTACACGGGCTCGAAGTACGAACCCCTGACGTCGACCGTTCCGTTCCGGGGCGGCAACGGACTGAACTCGTTGCGCAACGTGTCAACCATCACCAGGACGACCACCAAGTCGGCGCTGTGGATCGAGTACGTTCAGACGTTCTCAGCGATCGGGCTGTTCACGTACACGTTCGGCGGCCCGCACGTCACGATGGCGAAGGGCTCCCGGCAGGCCACGTTCGTGGCGATGCAGCAGGAGTGGAGCAACGCGCTTGGTGGCTCCGAGCCGTACGGCGTCTACGTCGTCGCCGATTCGTACTACTACCGCTTCTCCGTGAAGGACAGCGACGTGTACGCGGTGTATGCGGAGTCCGCGTCCGAGATCAGGGACTTCTCGTTCATCTCGTCACGGTGGAAGGGCGGCATCACCTACATGGTGGACGTCTCCTCGATGTACAACTCGACGATCCAGGCCTACGGCGTGGGCGACGCGGTGCCGACGCCCAGGTACCGCGCCCGCGACGGTGGGAGCGACAACCAGGTGTCGCCGGCCTCGTTCACCACGGTGCTCAGGGACACGTTCACGACCAACCTCGGCCCGGGCCGATACGTGTTCGACACGACCCTCGGCAAGCCCATCTGGAGCACCGCCTCGGCGTGGGTGGACGCGACCGGCACCACCGTATGAACGAAAGAGGCGCACGATGTCCGTAACACTGGCGCACCCGTTCCGCATCGACTCCAACGGTGCCGCCGTCACCCTCGAGCAGGGATCGGCTCGCCACGCCGCGGAAACCTGCGGGCACGTTGTCAGCTGCGAGGCCGGTGAACGGCCGTTGGCGCCGCTGTGGGGGCTGATGGACCCGACCGGCACCCGCATCAACCCTGACGAGATCACCGCGACGATCAGCTACGCCGAACCGGCACTGACTGTGATCCGTGTCGAGGTCAGCGAGTTCAACGACGGCACAGTCGGCGTCGACATCGACGTGGACTGGGCCGACACCGACGACGAGAGCGGCTGAGTTGTCTCAGGTCGACGGTAGAATGATCACCAAGTAGAGCGCCCTCCGCGAGGCGGCAACCTCCGAGGGCTCTAGGACTGGTTAGGAGTCCCAGCGATGTCCAACGGTAGCAAGAAGTGCTCCGAGTGTGGATGTGTCAAGCCTCTTGAGAGGTTCCATCGGCACCATCGATCTGCTGACGGTCACATTAGCCGCTGCAAGGACTGCCGTGGAGAGTGGACGATCGAGAAGGATCGAGCCGCAAAGCGTAAGTGGCGAGAAGAAAACCCCGACGCACTGCGGGCTTCGCAGCGGCAGTACGCGGAGCGCAACCGAGACAAGGTCAAGGCCTCGAAGTCACGGTACGTCGAGAACAACCGGGACAAGGTGCGCGCCACCAAGCGCAAGTGGAGCGAGCGCAACGTCGACCGAGAGCGAGAGAAGGTGCAGCGCCGTCGGGCTAGGTTGCGCAGGGCCAGCATCTTCGTTGTCACGATTAGAGACCTGAGGCGACTCGCAGGCATGCCGTGCATCGCCTGTGGCGACATCGCGAACAGCGTTGATCATGTGCTCCCTCTGGCGCGTGGTGGTTGTCACGGAGTAGGCAACTTGGCCTCAATGTGCAGTGCCTGCAATTCAAGCAAGGGCGCCAAAACTGTGACCGAGTGGCGCAAGGCGAACGACTGGCTGCCGCTTGGCAGTTTCCCTCAACGGAAGGACCGAGCCGATGGCGCTGCGTGACCTTGACTCGACGTACTTGGGCGTCAGCGTCGATGACGCCGATCCCCAAGCCATCTTCGACCGGATGCTGGCGTTGGCCGAGTCGAGGCTGCCGCAATGGGAGCCGAGGAATGGCGCGCTCGAAACGGTGATCATGGAGGCGACCGCGGTCGGCATGTCCGACCTGGTGTACGCCGCGAACCGTGTGCTCGGCGCACTGGTCGAAGGTGTCATCAACCTGTACGGCATCACCCGCGACGAAGGCTCCCCGGCCACGGGCACGGTGCGGCTGACATTGACCGGATCTCCGACGACGACGATCGACGAAGGCACACTGTTCCGCATCGAGGACGCCGACTCGATGCTGGTCGCCACCGAGACGGTCACCGTCACCGGGTCGACGGTCGACGTGGCCGTTGCCACCACCGACACCGGTGGCTACCTGAATGCGATCACCGCCGGCACCGCCTGCGACCCGGTCGTCGCCGTGCCGGGCCTGGCGAACTGTGTGCTGCACACCGACCTCAACGGCGGCGCCGACCCCGAGGACGACCTGGCGTTCCTGTCACGCGCGGCGACCCGGTTCGCCCGCGTCACCTCGTCGCTGGTTGTCCCCGAACACTTCACCGCCTACGCGTTGGAGCAGCCTTATGTGAAGCGGGCCGTCGCCGTAGACCAGTACGACCACGACGGGGGGAACAGCCCCGGCGACGACGACGGGTTCCTCACCGTCTACGTGTACGGCAACGGCGCGGCGATCACCGCCGACCAGAAGACGGAACTGCAGACGGCGATGCAGGCGCAGTGCGCGTCGATCCTGACGATGACTGTTGAGAACGCCACCGCCGTGTCGGTGAACGTCACCGCGGCGGTCACGAAAGCCACCGGCTACGACACCACCGAACTCGAAACGGCCATCGAGGACGCCCTGGCCGCGGTGTGGTCCTGGCAGACCTCCGGGTTCGGCGCGGACGTCGAACCCCTTGATGTGCAGGCCGTCATCGAATCTGTTCCGGGCGTCGACTCGGTCACGTCGCTGACGTTGCCGTCGACCACAGCGTCGGTCGATTTCGACGAGTTCGCTGTTATCGGCACCGTCAGCCTGACCATCACCTGAGAGGCGGTGCGCATGGCGACGTCTTATGACTCCAGTAGCCTGTACGACTCCGACCTGTCGTACGAAGGCTTCCCGCTGTACGACACCGGCACCCCGTCGAACATCACCCGCACCGGTCAGCGGCTGTTCGACCTGCTGCCCGAATATGTGCGCGACGCGGACACCCGCGACGAGCTGCTGCGCTACATGGCCAGTATCGGCGACGCCGCCTACTCGGTGGCCAAGTTCATCGACGACGCCGACCCGGACACGTCATCGTCTGGCACATCGGAGCCGGTGAACCCGGCGACCGCACCGGCTGGCTGGCTTCCGTGGCTCGGCTGGCTGATCGGCGTCCCGGTCGGCGGGATGGAAACATCCGATGCCCGCTGGTATCTGACCCGCGCCGGCGCCCAGGCGCATGGCAGCGCCGCGGGGATCGGGGCTGCCGTGCAGGCCACACTGACCGGCAACCGCTACTGCCTGGTCACCACCGCCGTCGGTGGGGATCCGTGGGCGATCGAAGTCCAGGTCGACTCGTCCGAGGTCGTCGACTCCGCGGCGACCCTGGCCGCGGCGATGCGGGAGAAGCCGGCCGGGGCGAACCTCACCCTGACGTCGTCGACGCCGGTCACCTACGACGACCTGGATACCGCCTACACCACCTACAGCAACATGACCGCGTCAGCCCTCACCTACACCGAGTTGCGATTCTAAGGAGCCACAGTGGCCAGTAACTACCCCGGCAGTCTCGACTCGTTCGACACGATCGCGTCGGACAAGAAGACCAGCGACGCCGTTGGTGGGCGCACCCACCGGCAGATGCACAACGACCTCGGCGACGCCATCGAGGCGGTGCAGGCCGAACTGGGCACCGACCCGGCGGGCGCCTACGCCACAGTGAAGGCCCGGTTCGAGGCGATCGAAGGCAGCACCCTGCCGCAGATCGACGCCAAGGGTGACCTCGTCGTGGGCACTGCCGACAACACCTACGACAACCTGACCGTCGGCGCGAACAACACCGTCCTGGTCGCCGACTCAGCTCAGTCGAAGGGCGTCAAGTGGGGCACCACCGTCGGCGTCTGGACGGTCGCCGGCCTGCACGTCGCCTACGCCGCGAAGACCAGCGCCTACACGGCCACCACCTCCGACGATGTCCTGAACGTGACAAGCGGCACGTTCACCCTGGACCTCCCAGCCGCGAGTACCTGCACCGGCAAGACACTCAAGATCAAGAACTCGGGCACCGGCGTGGTGACCCTCGACGGCAACTCTTCGGAGACGGTCGAGGGTGTCGCCACCTTCCCACTCGGTGCAGGCAGTTATGTCGAGTTCACGTCGACTGGCTCCGCGTGGGTCTTGACTGGCGGTATCCCTGACTCCGGTTGGCGGGCGATCACCCCTAACGGTTCAGGCTGGGGGTCCAGTGGCGCCATCTACATCCGGCGCCGTGGCTTCACCGTCGAGTGGGCGATCGACCAACTCGGCACGACCGGCACGGCAGCCGCGATCGACACCGCGCTCGCCACGACCAGCGGGTGGCGACCGAAGCACTACGGGTTCGGTGGCTACCGGAACCTCGGGACGGGCGTCTACGGCTCGCTCATCTACAGCAACGGTAGCGACCTCAAGATTTCCGTCGCGCCCGCATCCGGCCACACCGTCATCGGGTCGCTTGTGGTCACCACCAACGACCCCTGGCCTGCGTCCCTGCCCGGCACCGCGGCCTGAGAGGACTGACTGATGGCTGACACCACCACCGTCATGGCGTTGCCGTTCCCGGAGGGGTCGGACGCGAACGATGTGCCGGCTGACATGCAGGCGCTGGCCGAACGCCTCGACGAGGCACCCGGCATCGAGTCGCTGACCTCCGCGGAGATCTCCGGCCTGGCCGCCGGGGAGAAGCCCGCGGGCCGCGTCGTGTACAACTCGACGACGTCGAAGCTGCAGGTGTCCAACGGGTCGACGTTCGCGAACATCGACGCTGCTGCGCTGCTGCTGGCCGGTGGCACGATGGCCGGCAACATCGCGATGGGATCCAACAAGGTCACCGGCCTGGCCGCCGCCACCACCAACGGTGACGCTGTCCGCTACGAGCAGCTGGTGGCCACAGATGCGACGGTGGCGGCGCTGGGCACCTGGACGGCGTGGACACCGACGCTGACCGCGTCGTCGTCGAACCCAACCGCGTCGAACGTGACCGCAGAGTCGCGTTACATGCAGATCGGCAAGACCGTCATCGGCAAGGCGCAGATGACAGTGTCCG